TCAATCGTAGGAACTTGGTGAGGTGCGCCTCCCCATAACTACGACTGTCCACCACTTGTATTGAATAGAGGACCAGATAATCGGTTGTAGCCAGTTGCGAATTCATCTATCTTATCTTTTAATCGTTTAGTTAGGAATACTGTACGATCCTTAGAGCCTTTACCCTTTACGTATAGGTTTAATCCGTCTATGTCTCTATAGCTAACATTGGCAATCTCTGAAATACGTAATCCAGTGTCGTATGCAAAATCTATTAGCATGTTTATATGTCGCTCTTTCGCGTTATTTGACGTCCTGTTGAGTACTAGTTGTATAACATGATGTTGTATATATCTTGGTCGTGGTTTAGCGTTCTTACGTGACTTAATAAGCTCAGAATTAATACAGTCTAGATTCATGTGTTCATTGCACCATTTGAAGAATGCTTTTATTACTCGTTTTGTTGAGTTTGTAGTTGAAGCTGCGTGAGTTTTTCTGTATTCATAAAAATAAAAATCGAGCCATCTAAGCGACAGCTCGGTTATATTAGTTTTGTGTAATTCGTCACAGAAATTAACAAATTGTTTAAGGCGTACTACTCTAGTAGCTACTGTAGCTGGTGACATATCTTCGACTATTGCTGAATAATGAATAAATTGAAACGCTAGCTCTCTGATGTTCTCTGTCTGATATTCTACGTCTAGTACTTCATCTATCTTCTGTAATTCACTTATTACAGTAGCTCTTGATGTTGTGATTGATAGAATTGGTGCGGTCATTCTTCTCTCCTTAGAGTGACTTAGGTTTAATTTGTAACCTTTACGCCCCAATTGTTCTATTTTACAGATTTTTTAAGTCAATGTAATGTTTTTCATGACATTTATAACATCCTTTAACTATGAAATATGGTGAAGTTGGACCGCTATATTTACGTATTTGACCCTTCATGACAGTAGCAAAATGATCAATCTTGATAATCTGCTTATACGTCTTCCATTCATGATCACAGCCATTTTTATTCTTACGTAATAGTCTAAGTTGTTCTCGATCTGCCTTAGCCTTATTTATACGTTCAATAAGTTTACGTCTAGCTTCTTTAGTGTCAAAACTCATACGCCTGCCTTTTTGCATAAATACGTAAATAATCGTCCTGGAGTTTGTTTTGCTTCTAGCGCAGTTTCCGCTAATTGCCAAACTGTAGCTTCTGGTAATTTCCAGAATACTTTACAGTAAAATGCGAAGTATTGTTCATTCCCAAACATCTGGCATAATCTAGTCGCCATATTCTCTATTTGCTTGGATTTAGCATACTTATCACGACTAATATTAGTATTAGAATTAGAATTATAGTTTCTATGAAACTTTTTTGCATTAGCATTAGAATTAATATTAGTGGTTTTCACCTCTGTTAACCCTCCAAATTTTGAGCCAACAGCTAACTAGCACCATTACTAGCTCTGGCGTTTTACATTTCCGAGGAGTTTTCCACAAGTCCGTAGTGCTAAGGGCTTGACAGAAAAATCCTATTTTTTAGTATTTCAGGGCAAAATAAAGCGGCCCCAATCGAAAGAAAACCTTTTTTCAATCGATAGAGGCCGGCAATCTGAAATTGATACTTCTATCCTAGCAAATATTTTACGTTCAGTCAACTGTTCGGGATTTCCGAACTGTTCAGTTGTTCGGGATTTCCGAATTACTCAACAGCTTCTTTCATCTGCCGCACCAAGTCTAAGATGATAGTCTTAGCTGCAGACAATCCAGCCGCGATTGCAGACAGAGCAGTAGCTATTGTCAGCGCGTATAATTCGTGCCAGCTTGCAGCGAATAGCAAGTTCACTAAGTTTACCCCAGCTAATAAGAACGTCGCGATAAACGTTTGTAAAAATGTCCATCCAGCACGGATAGCTACGTCTTTATAGTTGATATTCTTTAATGCTTCTAGCGATTTCATATCTCCTCCTTCTATTTTTCCTCAGTACCGTACACGCCGCGAGATTCACGCTCAACCTTACGATTAGCCAGCCACATAATAGCTTCCTCAATTTTCGTAAGGGCTAAACTGTTTTCGCGACAAGGCAATCCTCGGTTGTAGTCCGCTAGTTTTGCGTAAGTTACAATAAGTAAGTCCTCAATAAATACACCGTTGCGCTCTGTGGTAGCCGTACCGCCAGTTTGAAACTTGATTTTCAACACCTCTTTACCGCCGATATTAAGAGAAACTTCGTCGCCTGGCGCACCGCGATTCAGTTCGTTGTGTAATTTTTCTAGTGCATTATATTTTAGTGTTTTCATAGTTCCTCCTTATTTATTGAACTTAAAAATACTCATCAGAAAATCGATAATCTTCTCTAATAGACTTTTATTCTTAGCGATGTCTTGGCTTAATTTAGCGATAGACCTCATAACGTCTTCGTTGGTAGGTTGTGGCGCTACAGGTACAGTTTTTGGTTGGTCTTTAGCTTCAATTTTCACAGTAGGTGTAGCTACTACTACAGGACGCCTCTCTGGTCGTGGCGTGCCTGCGTCTCCATTCGCTAGTTCACGTACTCGTTCTGCTAATACCCAAATACCATCATCTGCCATTTTCAGTTGTAGATAGCGTTTGTTGTTTTCGGTAGTTTCGTCTAATATCTCCGTACTACCAACGATTCGGAAGTAATCTCCTGTATTTATTTCTCCGTCTAGTAGATAGCCGTCTTTATCCGTTCTCACTGCTACAGAAACAGGTACGCCGTTATCTTCCCAGTCGAACTCATCAATTAGTCGGTTGCATCTAATTTGTCGTAAGTCGAATACAGTTGCTACTTCGTCTGCGTAATAGACTTCAGGAAGTGCTACACGCTTAGCTTCTTGAGGTTTGCCAACATATCGATAAAATGCATACGGTGGGCATCCTGACGCACTCCAGAGCCAGTCGTGATTGTCTATTACAATACCTGCTTGATAGCGACAGTTTATTACGTTATCTGCATCGACAAACATTCCTGTGTGTCCTAATGCACCTCCAGAGTTTCCTCGAATACCCCAGATGAAGATATCGCCGCGTTGTGTATCTGCCTCGCCGTTAGCGTCCTCAGGCAGTCATACCCAACCATTCTTCTCCAAGGCGTCGAATAAAGTGTCTGTATTGCCAATCCAGTAACTGGCAGGTAAAAGTCCTGCTTCTTTTAGGGCGTGGTATACAGAGCTTGAGCAGTCATAAGAGTTTGGACCATTACGACTTTCCATTGAATAGTAAACTCGACCTTTACGTGCGTAAAACCAAGCTAGGGCTTTTTCTATCATTTTGTTACCTCCTTTACTTTTTCTATTACCTCAACAGTCGGTTTATCTTGAATAAGGTGGGTAAATTGAGTAAGCAAAAATAACCCTACCGCGCCTATAAGTACGGTTAGACCTGTATACTTGATAATTACGCCAACGAACTTCTTTTCACCAGTAACGATGGCTTTTATGAAGATGTTGCCATCTAGTTTATCGTTATGGTATTGAATTGCTTTGATATTTTTTTCAATATCATTTATTTTTCCATCTACATACTTTTTCCGCTCTACGTATTCAGACTCACTTACTAGCCCGTCTAGTTTGGCTAATATTTGAGCTAATGATGGTTCTGCTACTTTTTCATTGAACACCTCTAGTTTGACTAGGCGTTCACTTAGGTCTGTGTTTGATCCTGGCATATAAAAAACGGAAGCCTTTCGTCTTTATACGTGCTTCCGTTTCTTGAGATCACACTGGTTAATTTATATTATTATTTTACCATTTATACATTGGTCAGACAAGATTTACTCTTAAAAAAGAATGATGAAATCAATATACGAGCATTCTGTAGCGACCAACGTAATTATGGTGGCGATAGTACTATCAGCGAATTTAGTATGCGACTAGTAGGGATAATCTAGTCTATTGTCCAATTGCTATCCAATTAAAGTAGTAAGCACCCTCTAGCCAAGCTCCGTCAAAACGACGGATAGTTGCCTTAAATGATGAGTTAGTAATCTTTAATGCACTCATTGTTGCAGCACCCCACGTATCGAGCGGGGAATCTGTCCAAGCGTCGTTGGGGTTGGGCGTGTATCCAATGAATGTACAGACTACTACGGGGAATGTGTCCTTCTTAAACTGGTTTGTAAAATATATATCGGTGGTAGCTTCAAGGGCGCGAGCAGTTACTAATATTCTGGCAGTACCGCACTGTATATTCACAGGTTTATCGGTAGTTGTGTCATTGCGTTTTACTTTTACTTTTTCCGCAAGTGGCATAGTCGTAAAGTCTATCTTGTCGGCTGTAATAGACCCATCTTTGAGTGCGTCTTTTGTAATACTGTCTTTGGCTATATTCTCAGCCCCTACAGCACCTTTTTTTAGAGAACCGTCACTGTTATGAGATTCTAGCATTGCCTCGGCTAGATCTTGCGCCCAGCCTGCAGTAGGGCCAGCTTGAACAATATCTCCAACTAAGTTACCATCATCTATTGCGTTATTCTGGATTTGTAAACTAATAATCTGACCAGTAGCCTTATTTGCCATGCCCTTCCAGTCTCTCTGGCTACCTGGGACCACTTTACCAGTTGAGTCTACTCTATACGTCATAAAATGCACAGCAGTATCTTCAGTCCAACCAGTCAAACTATCTACAGATAGAGTGTCAGAGTTTGCGGGTCGTGGGACAACTACTCGCGCTACGTTAGGATTGCTGCCGTCTTTTACTTTTGTAATTTTGTCACTAACACTTGCCATTTTATTATTCCTCCTTTAGCTTTGATCTTTCGTGCCAATATTTACGTATTCAAATACCACTCTCGATATGCTGTAACTTACGCCAGGGTCTGATGAACTCCAGCCGTATTGCACCCAGTGAGCGTCCTCATCTACTTCTAGCTCCACCTCTTCACTAGCAGAGTTGAATGTTTCAGGTATGCCTCTCACCTCACTCCATCCGATAGAACTCCAACCAACGCCTGGCTCGCTCCATCCAGTACGGCTTGAAGACGCTCCGAAAAATCTTGTCTCCGTAAACGTCTGTAATCCGTCTTCTGTCTTAATAGTGGCGGTAAGATTAATACGCCCTTGAGGTCTGAGTAGTACAAATACCACCTTGAGTACACGCGCCCAATCTCTTCCAGTTTCTTCAAATCGCAATTGACCGCTTTGTGCGCTAGTGTTAAACGGCTTTCCATCGTCGACTGTAGTTGCACCCTTAGATAGCTCGACTATCTTGTTTCCTTGAACTATTAAGAAGTGGGTTATACCTGAGTTATCGTTATACAGTGTCATCCAGTCAGCACGAATACTCCACGGCTTCATCCATGCACCTCTACGGTCAGTGTCGTAAATCCATATCTGATTGTTGTAGTCAGCGGCAACAGGTAACGCCCAATAGACGCGACCTTCAAATGCCAACCCTACGGCTTTTTCTATGGCTTTACTGTTTAGGTTGCTAATAGCGTCTTGAATAGTGTTAGTAATTCGTCTTGTAGATAGGACGTTTTGTAATTGCGGTAGAGTTCCTGTAGTATTAAATCCACCACGGCTTGGATATAGTAGGTCGTTATTGTAAATGACTACAGCGTCAGGGCTATCTGTACCGTCAGCACCAGTATCTTCTTGTACTTGCCAGACTGTAATAGTATCTTCACCGTAAGTAATATTTGTTGGTGTAATATAGAATCGTTTACCAGTACCGTTTGTACCGTTTGCTAGGACCGTCACTTTAGGATCGCCTTTACCATCGCGATATGGTCGTACTGCAAATGGCACCTCCTTGGTACCATTTCCTACTGGCGTATATCCACCGCCATATCCAGGTGAGAAGTCTAGCTCATGACCATAATCACCACCACGCCATACATAGAATAGATTGTCTTTATCGCCAGTCATCCATATACGCCCATTGACTACATCGGCTCGTGTTGCTTTTGGACCAGCCGTGTTATTGTCTTTTGGTAGAGGCACAGACATATCTAGACTACGTGATCCATTATCTACAAATACTGTCTGATCCATTGGCAATGCGGCAGCTAGACGATAAAGTGTAGGCTCTCCGCCGCCGTCAACACCAACACCACAGTAAATATTCCATGATTTAGCTTCTGTACTATCTGGACGCTTGATTGATAGGTTATGTTTTTCACCGTTCCACATATCTCGGTCTGTAGAGATAGCTTGAGATAATAGAGGCGATCCTGCGGTTTCACCAACAGTAGAGTTAAAAGTAACTGCATAAAATACCTTAAATCCTGTACCAGTTAGCCCTACGTTTTTATCTAGTATTGGCTTTGCTGGGTCTGATATTTTCTTAAATGCCACTATTTTCTTTGTTGGTATATCCAAGTAACTAAGAGTATCTTCTCCATTCATAACTAGAAGATTGTTGCGTATTTGCTTGAAATGACCGCGTGCGGATTCGTGATATTCTTTACCTTCTACAACTTGCCAGGCTGGGTCTTCACCTTTAGCTATACATAGCTTTGTTTTGCCGTTTATTCTTTGAAGGCAAGCTAGCCAGTTTACAGAGCCATCTTTTGTAGTGCTACGAAATTCAGCCAATTCGCCTAAGACTGTTCCTAACGGCTGGGGACCATATTTAGCAGTACCGTGTCGCACGGTAATGACAGAGTCCTGATCCAATATCATATTCTCAGATGACCTTAGACCTCTTAGCGGTGAGCGACCATCATCAAATGCAGTAACCACGCCGTTTGTCCAATCCTCAACCGACAGCCGCTGTATTTTTGGTGCTTTAGTATTGCTAGGGGGCTTTAGCATATGTCAGACACTCCTGGAATCATATTTAGAGGCGCATATCTAGCTTGGCTAGCATTATTCTCTATCATTTTTTCCATTAGCTGGTTAGCTTCATTGATGAGATTGCCGTATTGGTTCTGTAAAAGAATGTCGTTGCGAGCATATTCAGCCGCACACATCACCACTAGCCACATTGGATTGCCTACTGGGACCATATCGCTTGGGCTTGTCAGCAGTGGGGCGTGTAAATATACAGGTATTGTTATTTGCCCTCCAAGTACTGGGTCGTCACTTCGTATAGGATCGATAAACACCAACTTATTGCCAGAGATAGTGCAGCAGTCTTGCCCCTTATACATTCCCGCTTGCTCTGGTGGCACTGTAGTGTATTCTTTAATCTGATTGTCTTTTTTGACCTTTATAGTGTCGCCATATACGTTGCTTACCTTAGCAACCTTAGTAAAGTCAATTTCATATTCCTGATTCGTCGATAGTGTTCCGATATTGTAATTAGGGTCATATAGAGACTGCCAATCGACATTAGGTTCACTTTGCCATACAGGGATATACATGTTAGCAATACCTAGTATTTTCTGGTATTTCTTGTCTGTTTCTGGCAGGTTGCGCACCTTACCAGTAGCTTTCAGCATGACTGCCGATATAAGTTGCGTAGTGTTCATGGCGTTTTTCCTAAATTAAAAACACGGAGCCGGCTTATTATTGCCAGACGCTCCGTGTTCTTTAGGTCACGCTGTTTTCTGCTTATATTATATCATAATTATCACTATTATGCTTTCTTAATGCGGATTCGCGTGTTTTTACTGGTGCTTGCACCATTCCACTTTTTTAATGTGTTAGTTATCTGTTTTTGAGTGTTAGTCTTGCTTATTAGATTTTGTCCGATTTGGTTTATACTTGTGTTTTTTGCGGATGATTCATTAGCTTTTGGTGCAGAAGATGTTAGACCCATACTCTTAGCAGTTGCAGAAGCCAGTGGAGATGCACTACCACCGCCGCTTGAGCTACCACCTCTTCGTCCTCTACCTCTTCCGCTACCTGAGCGTCCAGAGCCACCTGAGATATCTTTGGTTATCTTATTGCCGTCAGTGTCAAACTGAGTAGCATTAAGGGCGCGTGCTTCCTGTTTAGTGATGTAACCTTCAGCGCGTAGCTTATTGATTACACCATTTTTAGCAAACATTTGTCCTGTAATACTCTTTCGTCGACCATTGGCTAGTTCTTGTATTAGATCCTCGTGTGATGATTCTTGAGCCTTTTGACGCCAGTAATTGTCCATCAGACTTACTTCGTTATGAGATGTCATCGCGCCGTATTCAATTTGATCTTTTGTATATCCAGATTCTTTGTAGTAGCGCTCTTTTACCCAGTCTGGCAAGTCTTTGTATTTACCAGTCATCATATTGACAGCAGTTTTAGCTTTATCTACCTTTTCTGTACCGTTCTGTAGTTTATTTAATGTTGCATTGAATGAAGTGAACTCTTTTTTAATAGTTGACGTTTTATCAATGTCATACGCCTTCATCCAGTTGCGATAAGCTTCATCACCTTGCCCTTGAGATTTAGCAAGCTTTTTGTATACACCTTTTTCTACGTTACCATTTTTGTTTACTAGCAATCCGTCTTGGAATGTATAGTCGCCCTTCTTTAGTTTCTTCTTAATTGAAGCGGCTTCTTTCTTGCTTAGTCCCTGTAGATCTATTTGATTATCTGTTGCTTGTTTTTGTTGTGGATTATTGTTGGTTGGCATGTTTATTTGCATACCATTAGACGCGTTAGCGACTAGACCGCCAGTCTTAAATAGATTGACCCACGAATTCTTTCCTTCTTCTACTTGCACTGGTATTAGCGCATTTTTACCGAATAGAGCACCTTGTACCAGATTGAATGGATTGTCTTTTTCAAACTCAACCTTTGTCTCACCATTGCCGTCTTTTACTTCTCCAGAGTGAGCTGCCGCAATACCCTGAAGAGTTTTCTTTAATTGGCTACCTGCTGGCAATTGACCTAGGATGTTATACATAGCGTCTTTAGTTTTTGCTTCTGCCTTATCGTCATCACCATCTTCACGTGCTTTAGCTGCCTCGTCCAATTTGCCCTTAGTGTCAATCAATTTACGAGGTAAATCAACAACTGGTATTGTACCGTCGTAACGTCCTAAGTTGCTCTCTTTGCCGAATAGCTTCTTGCGATCGTCTTTTGTTGTTGCGGCATTAACCATAGCTGTAGCTATAGGTGCGGCTGTAACTGCCTGGCCAGCTACTTTTTGGATTGTACGCTCTAGCTTAGCTTGCACCGAATTGTCTTTATCGTCATCATCGCCACCACTTAGCCAGTCGCCTACAATCTCAATCAGTGTACCTAATGGATCAACTCCTGGCTTATTTCCAGTTAGCGCTTCTATCGCACTATATGCAATTGCCGTATTGACAGCAAGTGCCACCCTTTGCTTATTAGACATCTGGTTCCATACATAACGATTCTGTTGTGTCACTTCTCGCGTGAACTGTAAGAATGATGCAGGCAATAGCCTATTGTATGCCCGTGGGGTACTTATCTGGTCGCGTAAGGTCACCGTGTCATTAATGAATCGTTCTGCGTATCTAACTGCATCCGCGTCACTTAGTCCATTATTGATTGCCTGATTGTATTTAGCTAAGAAGGTGTATTCAATAACGCCTCTTTCAACTACTTCCATAGGAATACCAGCAGTCTTCATAGTCTTTTCAAACTTGGTGTCATCCGTCAGATTGTCGTCTGCATACCTTAGGGCTAGAGCGTCAGACTTCTGTAATATAGCTTTACGGTTTTTTAGCTTGAATGCCTGTATCAATGCTTTCGGGTTGGTTGTAGAGAATAGAGCAGGTAGTGATGCCGTTTGAGCTACCACTGAATTCATATTGCCGACAATCTTAGATAGTGCCGCCTGCTTCATTAATGCCCTACCAGTTGCATCTGCGAATTTTCGCATTTTACTTGGCTCTGTATCGTTTACGACTCGTTGGAATGGGTCTGTCTTTCCAGCTAGTCGGTTTGCGTGTTCTTGGACAAATCCGACAAATTGAGTCAGTCCGTTTGCGCTATCAGACATTAGCTTCATAAAGTTTACGTCATTAAGCATCTTATCTAGACTTTCAGCCACATTGTTGGTGGTTTCTTTTAGACTATTTATATCTTTTGCGTCTAACTTTTCTACACCAAACTTGTCAGCTTTTTTAACTAGACGACTAAGTTCTTGTATGCCGTCTATCTTTCGACCAATTGCACGTTCTAATCCGTATAGTTTATTTCTTACTTGCGTTAGCTCTTCAGCATTGACCTTGCCAGAAGCAGCCGAATTATGCAGGGCGTCCACTCTGTCGGCTAGCTTTTGTATACCGCTAGTACCCTTACCTGCAAATTCTTGTCGTGCTTCGCTAGCTGCGCGCACTGCCACTTCCAGAGCGCGGTTCATTGTAATAGCATCTGTCATATGAATGTTATGTAGGGCTATCTTGCTATATTCCATTAGTGGCGTAAATGGATCTGTTGGCTTTACGTCACCCACACGTTGCATAGCGAATTGATTAAACTTTTGACTTGGCTTGAATAGTCCTGTACGACCTGCTAATTTAGCTGGTAGTGATTGACGAGATTCAATAGCCACATCTCCGCCAGACAGAAGGTTCTTAGCGCCGCCATACATAGCCGCGATAGCTCCCTTGCCAGACTGCATTTCTCCTAAGTGCGTAATATAGTCTTTACGCTCCATAATTGGGTCTTTACCTAACTCTACCCTCTTTTCGTTTTGACGGGCCAGCAAGTTCTTGTATACGGCACGTAAGAAGCTGTTGTATTGATCCAGAGCTTCAGCGGCACTCTTTCCGTAAACGTCTTCAAATACTTTCAAGCGTTCATCGTATGACGGTGATTTTTCGCCACGTTTTGGACGTGATGGTTCAATTACATATACGGCGTCTTGTAGCATTTGACGCTTTAGTGGACCGTGTTTTTTAGCTTGTTTTAGCAAGTTTTTGCGATAATCTTTTATCTGTTCACCGATAGCGTTGCCTTCTTTTACTGCGGCGGCATTAGCTTGACGAGGTGTTTCAGACATAATATTCAGTAACGCCTCTTTGGTTTTATTGCCACCCTTCTTAAAGTAGTCAAGGCTATTGCTTCGCCTTAATGAGCCTGTTATACGGTCTATTATTCCTTCAGTAGTCCATGTTTGACCTGCGCCAAAACGCATTTCCTTAATCTTACTGAAGTCGACATCGCGCATATTCAGGTTCATCTTCTTTTTACCTGCATATATAGTTACGTTGCCGTCAGGTGTCATCTCAATGTAATTACCTAGGATTTGACCAGTTTCTGCATCTACAACCCTACCAGATTCTATATAGTGCTTGTCTGGATCGAATGTAACTAGTTTATCGCTTGGACGATATGCCTTTTTATCTCCAGTTTGCATATAACCATCAAAAGCACTCACTAGTTCAGCATTTACACCCTTAGAGTTTTCTCTCCATATGTACTGAATAGCTAGACCGTCATCAAATGCACGCTTAGCTTCATCATTAACCGCCTTGTCTGATCTAATATCGTCTATGAATTTCTTCTGTAGTGGTGAAGTTACTCTTGGTGCTTCAGCGCCTGTTCGCTGCCATTTACCAAAGATATTTCTGTATTCATAGAATGAATGGTATGCGCCCTTCTCATCCTTATAAATCATCTGTCGTGTATTGTGGGTAGCTGTATTTGCAGTAGTTGTAGGTGCTGGGACCGCGTGTTCCGCTCCAGGTAGTTTAATCTTTTCTTTTACTTCTGGTGCTATTTCGTCTATTGGGCGTAACCGTCCATTTTCATCTAACATACTACCAGCGCGGGCGTTGGTGTTTAGTAGCGCCCTTTCTCCAGTGATATCATAGCCCTTCTGCTCGGCTAGTTTAGCAAATTGTTTTGCAACGGCTTTTTCATCAATACCAGTAGCTACACTAGCATTATGTACTATATCTGCTATTTTGTGCCTTGGACCTTCATCTAATCCTCTATTTAGTATTTCTCCTAATGCCTGCTGCTTTTCAATTCGCTCTTTTTCTGCCTTAGCCTCTTCAGCACGTCGTTCTTTTTCTGCCTTCGCTTCTTCTATTTTCTTTTGCTTCTCAGCCTCTACCTTAGCTTCTTCTGCGTGTCGCTCCGCAATCATCTTCTGGGCTTCTTTAATGACGTCTGGATCCCTACGCCATTCTGCCAATAGGGTCTTTCTCTCTCTTTCTGCGCGTCGCGCTTCAGCTACTCGCTTAATTTCATCGATAAATGCGTCGATATCGTCATACCCCATCTCCTGAGCTACTATATCGATATCTCGCTTACCAGTACGGCGTTTATAGTTAGACGGTAGATCTCCAGCCAACTCCTTTCCTAGGTGGTGTCGTAGGTCGTCTACATGCAGGCGTGGGATACTCCACGTCAATCCATGACTTCCGAGGATATTTGTGTCATTATGTTCTAGGAATAGATTCTGGTCTATATTCTCATATATAAACTCGTCTATAGCCTCTCTTAATTCCCTAGTCATCTTAGGCTTAGGGTTGGCTTCCATTTCATTAATAGTTTCTTGAAGAGGGTGTTGATAACGGTTATCCGTATTGACATCTTGAGGATTGTTTGCTATAGTGAAGTTGTTAACATCCCCTCCCCTTAAGAGGTTTATCCTCTGAGGGGATGTTTCTTTTATAGATGATATATCGTATAGGGTTTTATTACCGTTATTCCAGTTCTCTATATTAACCCTCACCGTAAACTGTCTATCGCCAATCTTTACGGCAACATCACCGTACGTATATGAAGCAACATTGGGTTTTTGTGTCTTCTTCAAATTAGGTGCGTGTTTAATGCGTGTCATTGAACTCATCAATTCATCAATTTGATGTGCGGCGGCTGCCTTAGTTCTGTAATCCTCATAGCCCATAGTAGACTGCTGATGAGATATTTCGTTCTTGCTTCGAGCTGTAACTTTTGCTACATCTCCAGTATCACCAATTGGATAAGCATTGCCCTGGAACCTCTCCTTGATAACTTCACGCACCTTACGAGGAATATTTTTTGCAGGTATTCCTTTTAGCGGATTCCCCTCAATTTCTACTAGCCTTCCATTTGGCGTTTCATGGATTTTATAAGATGCCCCGCTATTTAGCTGGTTAGTATTCTTTGCCAACTGTTCGGGATTTCCGAACAGTTCAGTTCTGAACTTCCCAGTCTCCATTTGGGCATAGAATTGTTTAATGGCGTCTTGTTTACCGACAAGCCCCATGATAGCTTCAGTAATTCGGTCATATATTGCTAAGACTTTTTGAGGAATACCTAATCTAGCACCTAGACGTACTTTATCTTCACCATTTAGTCTTCCGTTGTAGTAATCACTGAATCCGTCGGCTAGTTGTTCTTCTGCTAGTAGGTTCAGGTCATTTCCATATTGACTGCCATATTTGTTTATTAAATAGTCATCTCCATAAGACTCACGTATAGAGTTTAATAAGTCTTGTTTGTTTTCTACACGGGTAAGTAATTTATGTCCTAATTCGTGGTTTAGAGTGTCTTCTGTAAGCTTGTTTAGATTGATTTGGTCGGTCTTTGGATCATAGTAGCCTAATGCTCTCTTCTGCATTTCATTTTGCCACTCATTGAATACAAGGCTCTCATCGCCTGTTAGTTGTAGGTGGCGTGCTAGTAGTTCTTTTGATTGTTGAACTTCCTGTATTTTAGCCTCTGCCTGACGTTTATACCGCATATCTGGGCTGTCTGTTGGATTGAGGTTATTGGTGTATTTGGTTTGGTTTGGACTAAAAGTAATTGCCATATCATCCATAATCACACCATCTTTGCCAGTGGTGTCTTTGATGTCTTGAACATATTTTTTCCATTGACCATTGTCAGTAATATCCCACAATAAGTCCATATCGTTATCGTACATATCATAATCTTCACGATATGCTGGCTCGCCGTTATTTACCCGTCGATGTAGAGCATCATACTGATCAAAGGAGATTGTCTTTTGTTTATCGCTAATTGGAGATGTAATATTTGCATACATCTCTTTTACGTTCTTGCCGTAATTCTTGCCTGCGTTCTCATCAAACGCTAAATAGTTACCAGCACCCCACTTATTAGATGATGTATTGTTTGGATTGAATACATCAAACTCTGCATCTGTGCCGTGGTATACAGTCTTCAGATTGCCATTTTCGTCTCGGATCTTAGAGTCCTTGAAGAACGTTTCTTGTTCTGGGCTTAATTTATACTTCAATCCGTTCTCATCTACCTCACCGATATGGTCTCTGGCGTATATAGCCTGCTCTTGAGCTTTACGTAGGTTGATCATGGCTGGAGCATTCTCACTCATTCCTTGACCACGTAAGTACTCTTCACGTTGTCGTAAACGTGTTATATGCTCGTTGTATGCTCTGACTTGTGCTTCATGCTCTGGGTTGAGCTTGTATTTCATGTCTGGGCTAGCTAAGTTCTGTACGTCTTTTGTAGCTTGTTCTATCAGATAGTTTTCTAGTATTCCTGTTGTTTGTTGGCGCGTGGCAACAGCATTTACATCACCGTGCTGAATATCTGACATATTCTGGGTAACGGCTTGTTTTAGTGCTGGGCTAGCGTTAGGTATAGTATTCTCTACTGCTGGGGCTACATTCACCGACTGGATTGGGTGTAATTGATTGTTCTGATTATTAGCTACATTTACTTCTGCCGCTTGCTTGAGTGAGGTGTCGTCCGACGATTGACGTGCTTGACGTTGAGCTATAGCCTCTTTTTCTAGTTTTCCAGTAGCTTCATTTTGATTCATTTGTGCAGTCATTGCACTTGATGGTTGATTGCCAGTCTGTCGCATAGCACCAAAATTAGCCATTCCAGCTGGACCGCCAAGGACCGCGCCCATAAGACCGCTCTTAAGAACGCCTTCTTCATACTTGCGATTAGGATCGTATGTATGCTTAGCAATTGCATTCTCTGCAAATTGCTGAGCGGCTTCTTCCGAACCTTCTGCTATAGCACCTGTTATAAACTTAGTCAGACCTTTTTTGCCGATAGGCGATAAGACCTTGTCTAGCCCAAGCTTCTCTATTCCCGCCTGAACTGCCGCGTTACCATACGCATATGGCAACATCTCACGCGTGTTCTTACCCTTAGCGTTTGCATTAGTAATAAAGTCTGCCGCATTTTCTACAAACTGACGTGCTACTGGTATAGCACCGCCAGTGGCTACACCTGTACCTATATCTTGCGCCAGTCGCTGGGCACTTTGACCCGCCTCGTAAGCTGTTGCAACATCCGTGTCGTTCTTCTTAAATACGCCTAGGTCTCGATCGTATTGAGCGTTACGTTGCTTACCTTGTTCTACAATATATTTTCGTATTTTGTCATATGATTCATCACCAGTAATACCATACATAGCGTCTGCGACAGCTAGAGATAGCTTATCACCTGAATCACCAATTGTACGGCCAGCACCGTCAATAGCACCTTTAGTAAAGCTGACAACTGAACGCGTTGGTAAAGTAGCTAATCCTGCCATCTGTGCAATATTGCTATCACGTCTAGCTTTGTCTTCTGATAAATAAGCTCTGTTCTCTGCGTCAATACGTACTTGGCGGTTCTTAGCGATTTCTGGCTCGCTAACACCCCTTGCTCGCATAATGTTGTCTAGCTTGTCGTTGCGTGCTGCCTGCTCGGCTTTATACTTATTGCTTTCTCGTTCTACCGTCTCTAGGGCATTGGTTAAATAGTTCTGATTTGAGGTAAATAGAGGATTTCTTCCAGGATTAGGAAAACTTGGGGCTATTTGTGGTCTATTCTGTTGTTGAGGTTGAATAGCCACTGGTGCTGGCTTTGGCTGCTGCTGTTGCTGTTGGACCTGAGGTTTAAGTGCCTGAGTAGGGTTGTTTATGACATTCTGGATTTGGATTTGCTTGTTTTCTTTGTTTACCCAATCTTGTTGACCTTGAGGGGTTAGTACCTTAGGGGCGTCATTGACAGTCTTTTCTGGGATTAATGGCTTTGGCTGGTTATTTTGGTTTAGCTGTTGTGTTGCTTGGTTAGCCTGTTGAAGGGGATTAGGATTTACTTTTTGCTGAGCTTGGCTGAATATATTAGTACCACCACCTAATCCAGGTGTATTTACACCAGATAGACCATTTAGTCTGTTAATGTTAGGTTGCTGTACCTGCTGTAATGGCTGAGGGCGTGGTTGAACTGGCGCTTGAACTTGTTGCTCTTTACGTCGACGTTCATCATCGCTTACCCAACCTTTACCGCTGAAAAAGTTGCCTACTCTTTGGAAAAAGTCCATTATCTCTAATCCCCTCCTAATTTATTTACAGGTATTGATTCTGTCGTTTACGCTCGTCTTCTTGCTTTAGACGTGTATTGTAGATGTTTAGTGTTGGGTCATTACCTGCTGCTTGTGGATCTGAAACACCAACTGCTGTATCACCTTCTACCTTGTAGCTGTCTAGGTCTTTCGCGTTGTACTGAACCTTATTACCGCTGTATGTGTTTTGCTGACGTCCTAGGTTGTCAATTTCGCTTGATAGAGCGTTTGCTCGTCCAAGGTCTGCACGTGCGGCATTAGCACCATTAGCGCCCTGTGCGGCGGCTTTCTGGCTCTTCATCTGAGCTAATTGAGTTAATAGGTTCTGACGTGTAGTTTGAGATGACTGACGTGCGGCGTTATCTTCGTTTGCTTTCCAGTCATTAAGCTTTTTGTCTTCATCCGCGTAATCATTCTTAAACTGACCCCATGTGGTGTCAATCTGCTTTTGGTTCTGCGCGTAAGTCTGTCCTGCGCCTGTTCGTTGCTGGTTAGCTTGGTTCTGAACTGCACGACCTGCCAATTGCATGTCTGAACCTACTGCACCCATACTTCCTAATGAACGCAACAGTCCTCGTAAGCCAACTGCTGAGCGATCGTTAATGTTATTGATGTTTGTACGTCGCTGTTGCTGATTTTGACGGGTCTGGTCGTTGAATTGACCTTCTGCCCTATTCCATGAACTCTTTAATTCATTCTTTTTGGTATTGTACTGGTTGTTAATATTGCCTAAGCGTACACCCAATTGGTTGTCTATACGTCCTAAGCCGTGTTCTAGCTGTCCAATACCTTGATCATATTCTGCCAACTGAGCAGCACTGGCACGGTTACCACCGCCCATATTTTGAGTGTTAGGACCTGGATCGCCACCTCGGTTAGCTTGTCGCCAACTAGCATATGAATTCATCCACCACGGATTTACTGAACGGTTAAGGGATGATGCAGTGTAGCCATTAGACTTTTGTTCTCCGACAGTTTGACCTCTATTATTAGTGCCGTTACCCATCAGGAAGTAACCGTTAAGTCCGCCGTCATCTCCAGTAACATTTAGTAGGGCTTGAGCTTCTGCTCGTTTGGTTGCTGACGGGTGATTGTTTGCGTGATATTGAAGGTACTGACGATATGATTCATTTCCTTGCATAAGAAAAATCTCCTTATTAATAAGGAGATTTGGGGTTTGTGCTATATGCTAGTTATTAGTTAAGATTGCAAAAGTGTTGAACAATAAGAGAGTTGCCGTATTTGTCTTTAGCTATACCAAAACCAACTAAGTCATAGTCCTTATCTAATATAGCTTCACGATGTCCTTTAGTAGATGACATCCAGGTACTTATAGGATTGCGACTATTGCTGTCTGGAATTAAAATATTGGCTAAGTTCTCACTTGCATATCGACACTTATTTGGCATATGTTTGAAAACAAGTGAATAACCTTCAATGCCATCTGGTGATTTGTGATCGTAATAATCACGGTTTTGCATATCATCTGCCTTTTCCTGTGCACTGGCGTTTAATCTTTCGTCCAGTTTCAGAGGTGCTGCACCGACTTTAGCACGTTCCTCATTTACCAGTTCTAACATTTCCTGCGCGTCTGGTGGACCGACATCGTACTTACTCTTTGACTGCTCCTGTTTTTGCTCCTGAACTACTTTAGCGACTGCTTGAGTATCCAGACGAGTCTTTAGCCATAAGCTACCACCAGCACCTGCTATGAGCAGTAAAACAGCAGTGATGATTACAGCTTTTTTCATGGTTGCATTGTAGCATAACAGGGGTAATTTGTCAATTACCTACCGTGCCACGGTTCACATGCTACGCCGTCACCATCTCGGTCAAGCTCTTCTCGATAGCCAGGTTCACCCTTACGGATTGATTCCGCGCCATCTGCACGAGCCTCAGAGCAATTTTCGTAATATACGTCATCCTCACTAGGTTCGTCTTCATCAATAGGATCGTAATGTCTACTGCTTGGGTTGATAGCACCTGAAGAACTACTGCTTTTGCGTTGAGTGTGGTTAGATTCTGTATTACTAGAATTGCCAAAGAAATGGCTACTACACACATAACACGCATACGCTACAAGTATTGCTATTCCTATTGCCACTATACCACCAAGAAAATCAATGGCCTTATCTTTCGTACTCTCACTCATACAGCCACTCGCCTACGCCTCCGTGGTGTGAGCAAGCACCTCTTCCAGTAGCGTGTGATTGCCAGCCATCTCGACAGATTGCGCCTACACGATAGCGTTGTTGTTGTACTGGTTGTGGTGCAGGTTTAGGTGTACGGACGATAACGTGATTTACTGGTTGAGTTATAACCTCCACTTTATCTTCGTAACCTGGCTTGCTCGGTTTACAAATCTTTTTGCTACCAGCTACACCTTGTTGCTTTATAGTTTCAGTGTAGCCATATTGACCTGTTTCACCTTCGTACTGTGTTTCAAACGGTATTTCTTCTGTTCTACAGTCTGAATATGTTACAGGTTGTACTACTGGCGCTATAGTCTGCTGTGGCTGACTATTATTTGCAGCTCCAGCCATACCTGCTACTGCAGCTACGCCAATAACAGCACCAATAGTGCTTTTGATGATTTTGTCCTTAGATACCATTTTAGTAAAGCCTCCCATTTACTTACTAAAGTACCTATAGCATACACCACAAACCCCAAATCTCCAAATTGTAAAAATACTATTAAATTGGATAAGAGCTATCGTCTGTTGTCTGGTCACCAAGAGGGCCTAGTTCTTCGCTCCATACTGACTTGGGCGGCTTCGTATTTATCTCAAACGATCACCTCAGATTGCTACTTATACAACGCTGCGACGCACGCTTCCTTCTTTTTTGGATGACAACGCGCTCTCGTTTTTTAGAGTCACACTTCGTGCTTAATTGTAAGGTTATTGTATCATATATCAAGCAAAAAGACCATTTCGTTGATATCCACGAAATGGTCTGATCTGTTTATGTTGTAGTCGCTATCTATAGCCTGCACGCCGTGAATATTCGTGTATCTCTTCAGTTATCCTCTCTACGGCGGCATCATCGTCTGCAATGTTGGCTCGGATTAGCCTACGACGTAATTCGGTGAGTTTTTTATCTTTTAGCTGGCGTAATATCTTGTTGAATGTGTCGTGGGCTAATCTGCGCTCGTGACGGGACTTAAGAGGGTCATTAAACACCTTATGTAATCTAGTTAGATCGCCCTCTCTCGTCCAGTCCATAATCTATTAAGCTCCAATCCAAGGATCAGTAACTTCAACCTCTGGGTCTTTGTCATCCCCTGACGGTACTGCTTCTTCAATGACTGCAATAACCTTCTGCATATTGTCGTCGTTTGTGTTGCCATAAAATTTCTTAGCAACTTCTAGGTGACTTAATCCGCTATTGTACGCTTCGATGATATCTTCCTTAGATACGCTACGACTTACGATTTCACCGCTAGTTGCAGTTTCTTTTGCGCTAGCGATAATCTTCTCAGCCTCTTTTTTAGCGTTGGCGATAATCTCTTCGGCTGTAAGCGCGGTTGTATTTTTCTCTGCCATTTTACCGTTTCCCTTCTTTGGTCGTAAGGGGCAGTGTTTAACCACCCCTTACTGTTATTAAATACTAGTCTTTAGCACCAGTCTTAACATTGATAATCCACTTTGGATCAAGGATTGCCGACGCAAATGCCTCAGCCTTCCAACCAATGGTCATAAACTGGTTGAGTGGGTTAGATGTATCGCCCTTGTCTGACTGCTTGATGATAATTTTCTTCAAGCCGCTACCAGCTAAGTCGACAACACCGAATGCCTCTTGACCGTGAATGAAGTTTGAGTAGACAGTCGTTGTACTTGACTCTTCCTTCTGGTTGCTTGACGCTTCGATAAAGCGAACTTTATGCAAGCGACCTAGTTCACCCTTGTATAGTTCTGCACGGCCAGTGTACTTCTGAGCGTCAATCCAAGCTGTATCACCAGTAATGTTGTATGCAGTATCTGGACCAACCTTACCAATGAAGAATCCGTCTGCATATGGGATTGCATTGTTTTTCTTCAATGTACGTACGGCCTTGCGGATTTCTGCTACCGTCAGGATATCGTCAGCAGTAATGCCGTTCAATGCAGTTTTCTTATTAGCAAACTGTACTGTAGCACCCTGATGCAATACGTCACGGACCAATGCGTCGATTGTTTCACCTGCATTTTGACCCATAGTTTCAATCGTCTCTTTCATCTCGCGATCGATTGAAGTGTTGTACAGCATGCTTGAGATTTTAGTCCACTTACCGTAGCCACGTAGAGTAGCAACGACTTTGTTGCTTCGGATAGCTTCGTCTTGTGGGTTTTCACCTTCTGTCAATGGCGTTGTAGCCAAGCCAAATGGTGATCGTTTTGTAAAGGTAACCGTTGTACCAGAGTTTTTTCCTAGAGTTTTCTTTTTAGCACCTTCTAGGTGAATTGTACGGGCTTCGCTTCGCTCCAAGAACTTTTCCTCCAGGTATTGGATCATCTCGGCAGAAAGCGTTGCGGTTGTGTTTGTTGCCATGTTATTAACCTTTCTTAAATATCATGTCCTTGTCGACGGAGATATTCTTCCTTCTCTTCTGTAGTAAGCTTGGCGAATGGTTTAACGATCCTAGTGCCGCCTCCACGGAAATCACCAGCGTCATTAATCACAGCGCGTTGCTTAGGTGCTTCACCGTCTTTGTGGAATGACTTATATAATTGATATACATCTGTCTTTGAGCCAATGACATCGCCGTTTTGGTCGTAAACAAGTACACTTTGCAGATACCCGTTTACGGCGTTATCAAGATGTTCATCGTATTGATCAGATTCTGGATCAAACTCTGGGAAATCCCTGAGTGCCATATCTGCCTTATATGACAAATCACTTCTTGACGCTTCGACTCGGGCTTTATAAGCCGCCTGCTCCTGAGCTTGTTGCATATTATCTAGTCGCTGTTGCAACTGTAGGTTCTGCAATATCGCCTTAGCTTCAAATTCTGTGAAGAAGTCACCAGTCTCTGGGTTCTCCATCTCCATAATCTGATCTATTGTTGGCAATTGTTGTGGCTGTGGCTGTACAGGTTGAAATGTTCTTTCGTTCTGCGCGTCAAGCTCCAATTGCTGGCGATAAGCTCTAGTTTCGTTCCGTTTAGCAACTAATTCGCGAATGACTCGGTTATCCTCCTCTAAGTCGCGTTCTAGTTGTTCACGGCGCGCCTCTTTGCCCCGTTTCGGCTTCCTGTCTTCGTCTGACTCGTCATCAGAATCAGCGTCTTTGCTTTCTTCCTTAGACTTATCGACTTTGACATGTACCACCTCGCCGCTATCTGAGATAACTGCTTTGGTTTCTGGCTCTGAAGAAGCCTCAGAGTTTTGTGTTTCAGCTGGCGTCGACTCAGCGTGGGTAGACTCTTGCTCTACCTCTGTATTAACGACTTCTTGGTTTTCTGCGTCTGACGGCACAGTACCCCTCCTTCTCATTAGATTGTTTAAGCGTCGATTACAGGTGACGAACCTGGGTTGCGTGAGATGCGCTCCTTTGGTTAGCCAATAGCGAGGATAGCTAACCAAAGCAGAGTACCTTACTACGCCGCTTGGTCAATTACACTTTCTAAGAAGCTCCTCTCCTCTCTTAAAATCTCTACAATACGTTTGTTTGCCGATATATAAATAGCTAGCTTCTCTTTATCTGTAATTACTTCTTCTGGTATAGCGTCAGTAGACTTGTAGAAGGTAATGCGCTCGTCCCAACGGTCAAGTACCTTTTGCAACTTATTCATATCTTGCTTAATAGCATTGATCTCGGCTTGCTTAGCCTCCTCTACCCTCTTGTCTTCTTCCTCATTTGGCTGATAATATTCTGTACTACGCGGATATAGATTTTCGTCCATTATTCACCCTCCTTTTGGATAACTCCCATAATCGATGCGATTATTTCCTCTTCTGTAAATCCTTTCTGGATCATGCTTGGTACTTCAGCAATTAGGTTTTCTGGTGTGCCTATCTGTCGTAATTCATCTACAATACTTGGCTCTATATCTTCTTGTGGCTCTACTGGGACTTCAGCAACCTGAGCCTCGTCTTCTGCGGGCTGTTCCGTCTCGGCTGTAGCTGTTTCATCGGTAGCAGGGACCGCGGCTTGAGCTTGCGCCTCCTGCATTTCTTTCATTTCTTCTTCTGTAACCTTTAGCTCGTCTAACCCATCAATGCCAGAGTTAGCAACAATAGCGTTCCATGCGGCTAATTTCTTATCTACTGGTACTACTTGGTTCAGTGATTGGCTAGAATCTAGCGTCTGAATCAATGTCTTCAGAGAGTCTAGCTGTGCCGCTTCGCTGTTTACTTTCGTTGTTGACGCGTCAATCTTAAACTTCAGTACGCCCTTAGCTTTTGAAAAGTCTACAGTTGCCTTATTATCGTCATCTAGGACTACGCCATCTAGTACATGACCTTTTTCTTCTAGGTCTCGCAACCTCTGTGCAGTGTCTGTGTCTAGCTGGATTATTTCTACACCTTCACGCTCTGCAAAATACAAGTTAATAGCCGTTTCACTCCACTCCTCAAAGAATGCTTCAAATCCTTTACGTAATGCATTGTCGTCAATAGACAATTGAGCTTGTTGAGTCTTGAGTGCTTGTGGTGTTTTACCGAATCCTGGATTACCAACCTCTGCGCTAATTGAAGTGTCTGGACTATTGACCAGGTTGAGCATTTGAGACTTCTGCAAGCCGTATAAGTTTGGATAGTCGCGGATTGCTGAAGTATCTACAGACATCGCTTCAATACGTACATTTGGGTTCTTAATTTTGTTAAGACCGTTTGGCTTGAATTCAAGGGTTCGCTCGTTTACGTCGCCGTATACGTTAATAGTTGGGCGCAATGCGGCGGCACGGTTGTATTGATAAGCCTGCATATCGCTATCGATCAGGTTCTGTAGAGGACCAATTAATTCTAGGACGCTACGACCCAGAGGATTGACTCCATCGGCGTCATAAAAATACCAATTTAAGGGTATCTTAGCCCTTGGGTCTTTATTTTTCTTACGTCGTACAATCTTTTGAGTGGCTGGATTGAATGTAAAGAAGGTTGCATTATGACCAATTTGAAAACCAGTTATAATTTCAATGCCTGATGGATCAAGTGAGTACTGTTGCTCTGCTTCGCTCTGGTCTTTAGAGTCTTTAGTGACAATAGCTTCTTTTATTTCTTCTAGTGCCTTCAAATCCCAAGTTGGTTCGTATAGTGCGCCCTCTTTTTTGGCAGTGTCGCGTCGTTCTTTTTCGGCATCGATAAGCTTTTCTACGTCAGTCTTTTGCCACCACGTGCGTACAAATAAATAGTCGCTATCGCTAGCAGATCTTTTGCCAGGTTGAATAAATACGTCACGCCATGAGACTATTAAATAGTCTGGAAGCAGCTTGCCATCGTTGTAAGCTACTGGTGTAAAGACACACTGCGACCCAAATGACTCACCATTTTCAATAGTTATCCACATTTTATGGATCAGGTCATATTCGGCGTTGGCGTTAGGTAGGATTTCTTTTAAGTAAGCAAATTCAGCAAGTATTGGCCATGGACTATATTCGTCAGAAGTAGAGACTACACCAGCCGGCAATTGCTGTACGGCACGACGTGCAGACTTAATGATAATTGAAGCTGATGTACCGTCTGTAGTTTTAGGAAACGCTTTAGGTATTTTAGCGTGTGGCTTATTTCTGGCAAGACGGGAATATTCCTCAAAAGGCTGCGTGAGTTTTTCCGTATAGTCTTTTGAGGTGTTACATAGATCGAAAATGTTTTCTTCTGTTAAAAAAGAGAAAGCCACTGATTACTCCAAAGATTACTGTTGTTTCAGTAAACTCTGGTTTGTTTCAGTGGTTTACGCTTGTATTATATCACATTTTTAATCAGTTGTGAAAATAATCATTTTACCTGTTTAATTTTGGTATACTCAAACACAACGTCAAATGATCCTTTGTATGATATCCTAGCGCGTCCATCATAACGGATTGACGGATTGATAAGGCTATCGTCGTTTTCAATTCTTAGTGTTAGCTCGTCAACCTTATCACGTGCTTCTGCCATAGATGCAACTCGAAAACGTTCTTCATAGTGTAGCTTAGTTGCTATAACAGTGTGATTTTGATAACTGTTTTCAACTACTACAGACGTCTTGTCATCTAGCTGCTGTTGTTCTTTGACTTTTCCAAATTCTGGCACAAATTTTTTCATATTCCCCCTAATTAATTCCACATTGCTGTTAAGTCGCTATCTGCTAATGATTGATTGTATGAGACTGATCCTACGTCATCTTCTGGTCGCTGAGCTAGTTGTACTTGATATGCTAGAGAGTCGCTCGCGTCGTCATTGGTCGCCTTAGGAAACATACTCAGTTCAAGCTCTAAGTCTTTACATAAGTTAGCGTCGCCATGTCTTATATGATAAATTCCTCCGCGTTCATATCGTGGTACCAGCGCTTCAATCCTCAATGCTTTACTGTGTCCGCCATGCTTTAATAGTTCGACGTCTAAATAAACTCCGCGGCGCATCATCTCTTCATCCCAAACAGACTTCAGAGCTTGAGTAAATTGGTTGTCTTCAATTCCGATCTTGTGTAGGTTGTATCTCTTCCAGTTTGTAAACATGAGGTCGACAAGGTCAGTCGCAGATAGTTTTGTGCGATAGCATATTACATTCCATTTGCCTTCTCGGTCGATAAAGTTAAGAGTTATACCGATATAGTCAGTGCCTTGCTTTACATCGTCTTTACCTCGCGGATCAATCGTCATAACGTTGTACGTGTCAAGCTGTAAGACGTTGCTGAATTCGCGGTATTTGTACCACGCTTGCTTGAATTTGCGATTTTCTTCATCGATAGGATTCTGCTGATAGAGTGCTGAGAATTCATAGCTACCCATCTCTGCGCGTTTTTTCAGTAGCTTCTCAATTGAGAACTTCTCTGGCCATAGAGCCTCACCAGTTTTGCGGTGCGCATCATCTTCAGTAGCGATAGCCTTGTATTCGATTATCTTCCAATCGTCGTATGCTTCACCTCTAGCCTTAGCTTCTCGTGAGGCTTTGAGGACACGACCAGCTAGGTCATCGTCGTGCCAGCGCGTAAGAATAAATACGATCATTGAGTTGCCTTCCTCACGTGTTGAGAAGGTTGATTTATACCAGCCGTCGCGGGCTTCGCGGATTACAGGGCTATCTGCTTCTTCACGGTTCTTAAATGGATCGTCGATAATACCAATTTTGAATCCACGCCCAGTTAGCGCTCCACCAACGCCAACGGCGGTATAACCACCACCTTCTTTTGTGATCCAGCGACCTTTCGCTCTAGCGTCTGCTCGTAGCCGCGTAGAAAACATCTTGTTGTAGGTGTCAGATTGCATAATGTCCCTAGTTTTTTGACCAAAATCCGACGCAAGCTCTGCAGAGTACGACGAAACTACAATAGGAATGTTTGGGCTTTTGCCTAATACCCAAGATGGAAACTTCTGCGTGGCTGTATCGCTTTTGCCGTGACGCGGCGGCATGAATATCATTAATCTAACATCTTCACCAGCCATTAGACGTCTGTAGCCATGCTCCAATTCTTTCGCAATTTCAGCGTGGAACCACTCAAGCTGGTACTTTGGATCTATAGCAATGCAATACTCGGCGAAAGAGCCGCTATCTGCAATTTCCTTAAGAATCCCGACAGTTTGCTCTGGCGTTAAGTAATTGCTCAGCTTGCTTTGCACTGAGTGCTACTCCTATGTCATTACCGTTTGTAGTCATATCCAGCTTGTCGCCGTAAACTTTTGGATTCATCTTGGCCATCAGCCACTTACGCGTATCGATTCTTAAGCGCGACCTCTGTACATTCTCGCTATTAAATATATAGCCGTCACCCTCAAGCTTTTCCATATAGTCATTGGTGGCGTTATCTGCAATATCAATAATTTCTTCAGCTTGCGCGTATGATCGTTCTTTACATGCTTGCGCGTATTGCTCACGAAACTTATCATTTTCTCGTAGCCAACGAAAAAGTGTCTGCATGGAGACCATGTCTTTTTCTTTACATATAGATCGCACTGAATAGCCTTCTGCTATTTTCTGACATATCCTATCTGCTAGCTTATCAGAGTATTTTGTAGGACGCCCGTTCTTTTTAGGTGTTTTTGTAGGCGGCTTTTTAGAAGACTTAGGCTTGCTTTTAGCTGTAGTTTTGGACATAACCAACATCCTCGCTAGTCGCCCGCGTCTTGTGAGTTAATTAAATTATATCATATTGATAAAATATCAAAAATCTTCACAAAAGGTATTGACGTTTGGCACTACCTTTGCTATACTTAAGACAGTTAGATAAGAAGCGGCGCAACTAAGAATTAAGGCGCGACAGCACAACACTCTGACTAGCGACTAAACTAACTCTCTCGAAAGGAGAATAAAATGGCAACATACACAGGATGGTTCTATCGAGATAACCAACCAACTCAAGAAATACAATTTGAAGCAAGCGCTGATTTGCGAAACGACAAAGAAGAACTAGAGCAGATAATGCGCGCTGAACTTCGTAAAAGATTTAGCAAAAGTGAAAACTTAACCATTGAAGATATCTCTATTGAATTCGATGAAGAGGCTATGCTAGATCAGATTATCGATACTGTAAAGAACTTAGACAGATATAAAGATTATGAAGCAGTAGTTGATGAAGACGGTACTATTCATTTTTACGATGATGACGATGAAGAGACTGAGATATTCGTCTCTAGCGAAGCTTTATGGGAAGCTATAGACTATATGTTACAGAACTGTACAGAAGAAGCTGAAATTCGCTACGATGGCTTGAAATACTTTACCGTCAGTGCTATTTATTAAATATTAACAGCCTCGCCGGCGGCATTGTAGCTGGCAGAAGGGTCAAATGAAAAAAACTAAGCATATCTACGTTAAAATATCAGAGAGTGATCACCAGCAAATCGTCAAGCGGGCAGCAGAGCTTAATTTGACCATCAGTGAGTATATTCGACGGTTGGTTCTGGTAGATATTGCGAAAGCTGAGAAATAGTGCTAAACTACAAGTGCTAGTTTAGTCGCTAGTTGAGATACAATCCGCCTTGAAAAAGGCGGATTATCTTTTGACTTTTCTTTCGCGATTATTAAGAGGCGGTCTATTATATTGACCACATCGTCTTTTCCACAGCTCAGCCGTTTCGCTAGGACCGTATTTGGCATCTAGATAATCTATCCTGCAATAAAAGCATCTGCCTCGGTTTTCTATAAAACGCTTAAGTCCGAACCATTCGTTCCTGTACGAGTTACAATAAATGCAGTACATTTGTAGCTTTTTGATAGACCAATATTTACGTAAATCATATCCAAGCGCTAGAATGATAACTACCGATAACACTAGTTTCATTTTTCTTTACTCACTGACTTCTATGATTTCAGTTTTATATATCATTATTTCTAATATACTTATGCTCTGGATTGTATAGAGCGTTAGCATAGTCACGAGCCTCACATGCTTTGTAAATCTCTTCTCGAGTACTTGCAAACATAATAGCATTTTTGAACCGCTTGTTTATTTCTCTTATACGCCCGCTACATGGATGAGCAAATCCATATGCACCACGAGATTTTATGGTTCTTCCGCATTTATCGCACACTATTGAATTATCCATATATGACTTTGACGGGCATCTATTGATTAATGTTTCCATTCTCATCTCTCTTCAGATATTTACGTATACCGTCGTTTCCTAGACAATAGGGTGTTTCGTATATAGTTTTTGGTATTTGATATACATAATCTTTACCGAAAACTCTCTGACAAACCTGAGTCCCAGTTTCTCTTTTTACTTCTAGCGCTTTCTTGTTTTGCTCCTGTCTGGATATTACAAGTCCTATACAGGTAACTACCACGACAAAAAGCAGTATGACAGCTATATCCGCATCGTTGTTATCTTCCATTTTGAATACCTTCCCTTTCGTCTTTCTTAAAATGATAAATGCTACCGTCTGAATATTTTATGATGTAGACTGTAAGAACTTTCTTACCGAGAGTTCTATATGGCATATGGATAACATCTACAATATACGGACGAGGTGTAGGTGTACAACTAGTTTCTATTTCTATAGATGACTTATCTTTCGTCATTCTTCATCCCTCCAGCTCTTTAAGTTTTTCAGCAACAGCTTTGGCATATCCACCATAAGTATCTTTGCAATGCTTATCTAACAACTTAATTATTTCTTCTAGTGAATAGATACATTTCGGATTACGCTCTTCTAGCGGACCATAGCAGCTACAATGACCTAATTCTATAAACATAAATTTACCATTGTTATCTTTAAGGACTGCCGCGCCTTCGCCCGACCACATATCCTGAGCATAACTACAGATAATATACTCGTAGTCTTTTTTATCTAGATATTGCAAATCATCGTCATCTATCTCGCTAGGTTCCGTGTCTGGGTCATACGCTTCCTTGCGTTCTACGTTATAGATTTTCATGCTCCTCCTCATATCTTTTGATGAAATTGTCTATATCTTTGTGCACAACACCGTTCGGAGCCTCCTGCTTAATACGTTTGAAGGTTTCGTACCACTTTGGAATTACCTCAGTAAAATATTTAATTTCTCCATACAGTCTCGCAACTTCTACAATACGTTCGCTGATATTGCCATTCACGAATCTCTTCGTTTTATCGTAATTATACGGGTCCATCCATAAAGACGTGGCACTAAGCCGGATTGGGCTTACATCCCTCAGTACACTTTCTAGCGAGCCTTTCTGTAAGATTTCTTCAAGTAGCCTATTTTGTTTTTCGATTGATTTTCGTATCGAGTCGGACATTATTTCTCCTCCAACGACTCCTCATGCTCTATAATCAAATCCATAATACTTTCGACAAAATCGCTCTTTATGCAACTAGCTTCTTTGTAAAAATCGTCTGGGTCAACTTGTTTATGCTCATACATCAGGGTTAAATCACCAATCTTATAAGATAGATTGTCTACAACAATCTTGATGCGAGTCATTAAATCTTCGTCTGTCATTATTTCTCCTCCAGCAGCTCGTCCAGTGCTTTGTCATATTCTTTGAAGCTTCGCTTGTAGTCATCGATAATTCGCTTTACGATATCGTCTTTGTATTCGACTTTGACTAGTTCATTCTCTTTGTCGCTTTCGTTCAATCGTACAAAAATGTCGTAGCTTTCTCTCGTTCTAAGCCTTTCCCAATACAATATTCTTTCTTTTGTATAGTCAATTGACCTTACTAAGTGTTCAATAAGCTCTCTCTTGCGATTATTCATCTTTGTCATCCTTACGTTTGTCGAATACAATAAACATACTCCAGTCATTACTGTTGAATAACTCTTCAACGGTCTCTTCGTATAGCAACTCTTGAGGATAACAATTGTCGCCCCCTTCGTATTCGCAATCGGCGAGAATAGATATGTCGTCACTTTTATAATAAAACGCATCTAGACTGTACTGAAAGAACCTCACTTTCATGTTTCTATATTCTTTTGGGAGTTTGTTTTTGATATCGCTGCTAGCGTCTATGACTGTGATTTGTTTCATTGATTTCCTTTCTCTATGTCCACAAAATTAGTGGTTTAGTTTAATTCAACCTCTCGACCTTAACGTTATCAACACAATGCCAAGGAGACAGGACCATCGTAAACACCTTGCTGCTTGTAACAACCACCTTGATATTCTTGTCTTTGGCGGCTTCATTCACCAATTTAGTGTATGGCGAATTTGGCGGCAGACAGAATCTACTGATATTTTCTCCTGTTACTATAGTATTTTCTGACGCACGGATTCTGAAATACGTGTTGCCAGTGAATATGCTATTGTTTTGGTTGTTATAAACAATTCCAGAAGCTATAGTTTCAGAAGTTTGCAAACGGACTGACAATATACAGTAAATAGGAACTACGATCATTAACGTTATTAGAATATGTTTCAAAAAATTCCTTATTTTAGACATATCAATCTCCTTGTCTTACCATTTTGTTCAACCGCAGAACTGGTTGGCTATATAAGATGATGATTTGCCGAGTTTTAATTTCCTCACATTCGAGGGAATTAGGTTTCGTAAAGTCACATCACATGCTACGAAGCTTTCTATCAATAAGCAGATACCCCTAAGCTCATGATTAGGTACTTATTTTCAAGATAGCGTCTACCTATTCCGCCACTTATATAGCCGGTTGACAACACCAATTTGTATATCATTAAGTGAGTTAATTACTTTAAGGTTTGATGTTGCCAGTTGATAGCACCAGATTGAGCCGATTTCCACCTGCGCTCAATTCTATAGGCAAATGAAAAGCCTAGACACTAATGCTACCAGTTGAACAGATGACTTGGGTGGGCAAAATAGTCATCTGTCCAGTTCTACGGTTGAATTGTTAATGTTCTACTGGGTACAATTTGTACCCGTTTACTTACGTTTGCTTATACGACCACCACGTTTTCCAGCACATTTCTTTACAAAGTGAGTGCCTTCAATTAAGTCGCAGTCGCATTCGATATCTTGAGCGAATCCTTTACAACTTCCGTGGCTTGCAAAAGTAGCTGAGCCACCTTTTCGTCCAATTTCTGCATAGAAGTTAGGATTGCTTGCTAAGTTTTTCTGAGCGGCTTTTAAGCCTCCAGCCTTTGTTCCTGGCATTATTCTTCCTCCTTACCCCCGTAGGGTACATTTAGCCTTCATTTGTATCGGACGGGTCTCTCCACTCGTCTAAATCTATATCTTCACCATCCACTGCTATCTCACAGTCTAGGATAGATAAGTCCTTATGTTGCTCTGGTGCGCCATTTTGGTATGCCCAGTACATGGTGTCATCGGCAATTTCATAAGCTTCGTCTTGATTGCTGGCTTTCACTGATAAATAACAGTCTAAAGTTATTTTTACTGGAATACTAAATTCTTTCATTCTTCCTCCTTTATTCCAAAATAAATCTTCCAATCTCGCTCATTTTCTTTGATAGATTTTTCAGCGTCTTTTAGAGTTTCGTAACGTACAGGCTCGCCACTATTGCAGCTATAGGTTTTTATGCAGTCTAATCTTCCGCGGTAATGGCACACAACCCAGCCACCTCTATCATTCTTAAAGTCTGGCTTAAAATCTGATGTTCGTTGTAGCCTGACTTTGGCTAATCTTCGTTCTTTGGCTTTTTCACATTCTTCTTCAGTAGGATAGATAAGACCCAGAGCTAGGCGGTTAATGTCTATATAATTACCACTCCAAATATCTGAATATACACTTCCATAATCGCTAATGTAGAAATACTCTTCGCCATCTTTAGGTTTATAGTGAATACTGTCTGTCGGTTCTTTGATTTCCTCGAACCACTCTGTGAGGATCCCTGGAAACTTCTTGAGTGTTGTTTCGTGGTAAATCATTATTATTAAGCCCGTTTCTGTGGTCTTTTGGTTTTCTGGAGTACCAGCAATAAGATTTCCTGTTTTAGAGATATATGCCAACTGGCCTGCTTTGAACGTCGGTAAATCTTTAAGTAGTTTATAACGTTTCATATCTCTCCTTAAAATAGCTTTGGACGCTCACCATTTATTCGGCTATCTAATATTTGATTGATTCGATGAATAATATACTCTCGCTCGTTTAATCCTCTGAGTGCGTCATCTTTCATTTCTAGAAGGTCGATAGTACTCATCTCATCTAGTGATTGATAATCGTCCTCGTAATAAGGTTGTGCTACTTCTTTCTCCATATCTTTTCCTCCCTTTCCTCCTTTTTCCATATATCATCCTTCCTGAACTCTTTTAGCCACTCTTTGTCTTGTTTAGCTATTTGACATTCCGATATAGCTACAAGAATTAGAATAAACATTACAAATAATATCCAAATCAGTATGTACATTCTTTTTCCTCAATATCTGTAATAATTTTCTCTAGTTCGTCATCTGGTACAATACCCTTAAAGACATTCTTTACGAGTTCCTTTGATTTTTCATTGATAATTTTTCCTGATAAATCGCCTAAAGCTTCTAGTACAGCAAGAGTAGCCCCTGCATCACCAGAGTCTATACTGACGAAAGTGTCGGCTTTGTAATGACCATTTTTTTCACTAAATATCTTGACATTTACTTCTGCTACTGGTTTTTTCATATATCATTTCTCCTTGTAATGGATGTATTAAATTGTTTTATGGGAAGAAAAGTCTGGCTGTTACTAGATTTTTGATTAAGTAGGAGACTTTATGGAGTCTAGTCATTTAACCACACACTTTACAAATTTCTACGCCAATGGTACAAACGCAGATCTGGGCACCAGACTATTTAATAATTGTCAGATAGTGCGCTAATCCACTCTTTAACTACCTTCATGTCAGACTCTAAGTCATTTATCCATTGATCAGCAGAAGGTATGTCTTCTCTGTTGATTATGAGTGAGTCTACAGTATTACTCATGGCTTTATATAGCCTCCATAACGCAAGTACTGCTTTCTTTCTTTCTTTGAGTTATCATCTAGACGCTCCTTTTCGCTTATAACGATTGCTATTCTTCTGATATACGACTTCATATGTATATTCAGGGTGGGCTGGTAACCACACCTTTTCTAGGATCTTACGACGCCATTTATAGTCATCAGTTTCTACGCCTTTTGCTTCACGTAAAGTGAATGATCCGTCTAGATTATGTATTCTAAAGTCTACTTTGTGACGATATGGGAATGCTGGATTGCCATTTTCGTCATAGACCCAACCTTCTATTCTGTATTGAGTGTCATAGTCTTTTATCTGGCCGAGATTCTTTTCAATTTCTAGCTCGGCGGCTACTTGTGCTTCAAACTTTGAATCGTATATCTTACCATTCATCTCAGTGCGCTTAGCACCATATTTATTAGTCTTACCAAGTCTGCCTATCTCAGTACCACAATTACGACAAGTAAGTCTTCCTCTGGATATCATGAGATGCTTAGATTTACACTCTGGACAAGTAGCTACAGCCTTAATGCTTTCTAAGTCAAACTTCTTGTGAGTTGCTCTTATGTACATTACTGTTTGCCCTTTTGTTTACGACGCATACGATTGCGCCAATTGCGAAGACGTTTTATTAGATAGTCTTCACTTTCTAGTCTTTCGTACTCTAGCTTCACTCCAGCTAGTAAACTTTGCTTATCAGCCATTATAGATTCTCCTTATACGCCCCTGTGCGATATGTAGTCCATGCTTTATAGCCTTGAGACTGCCAAACTCGATAAGCAACTCTTACAACTGTTGCGGTGTCGTTCCTATCATCGTGAGGTTGAAAATGCAGACAGCCAACCTGCAATACACCATAGCTACCAACACATACTCCGTGATTTTCAGAGTTGGTAAGATTATGATTAAGCGGATTACAGCTTCTATTCTCAGCCTTAGCGATAGCTAGCATTAGACTAACGTCCCATCCTGAATATTTTGACAGTTCCCGTCGAACCAATTCGCAGCCCGATACCGCAACTGATTTTGGTTGCGGCACGGTTGGTTCGACTTTCGGATCTGTCTTTGCAGCGCTTTTATCTATCTCGGAAATAGCTGCAGACTTCCGAGTTATTTTTTTAACTGTAATGTTGCTTGACGGACCTTATTGTCCACTTCCTCTGTCTTATTGATCTGATATTGAATACCCGCGTAAAATGCTATAGCGGCAGTAATCATGATAATTAATAAGATTGATTTAGCTTTTTCAAGCAATTGCTTCCAGTTGATATTCTTCTTTGATTCGTTGATATTTTTTGTATTATTTTTCATTTTATTTCTCCTTTATTGTTCGCTTAGCGACTGAGTTAGTGGGTGGCGGCTTTTCTTAAATTTATAGATACTCACGA